ATTTTGCTCGTGGGGATGTATACGCAACAGTAAAGGTATTGTCATGAGTATCAAGTCAGATGCGTGGATTCAGACTGCGTGTTGGGAGGATAGCATTATCACTCCGTGGGCCCCACAACAAAAGCGTGCTGGGATGATTTCGTATGGCATCACGTCGTATGGGTACGACCTGCGTGTGGCAGATCGCTGGAAGGTGTGGAAGCACCCTCGTTTCGGGGCAGTCATTGACCCAAAGGCAAAGAATCTAGATGAAATGATGGAAGAGATTGTGGCTGATTATATCGACATTCCGCCACAGCAGTTTGTCTTGTGTCAGACCGTGGAACGGGTACGCATTCCCCGTGACCATCTTGGCATTATCGTCGGCAAAAGCACCTACGCTCGGTGTGGCATCATTGTGAATACTACGCCGATTGAGCCAGAGTGGGAGGGGTATATCACCATTGAGTTGAGCAACACCGCGCCACTGCCGGTACGTGTGTACGCTAACGAGGGGATTGGCCAGCTACTATTCTTTGAGGGAGAAGCACCCTGCGTCATTTCCTACGCCGACAAGGGTGGCAAGTATCAGAATCAGCAGGGCATTGAGTTGCCAAAGGTGGATGCGTGATGGAATACAACGCAAAAATTGCACTTGCTCACTATCTGCAAACACTTGTATCGCCTACAACATTTGAGTATCCTCGCATTGTTTGCGGATTTGTCACAACATCAGGCAAGCAAGGAAGGTGGAATCTGCAAACGCATTATCTCTATGCTGACCATACACGGGAAGAGCTGGCACAGTGGTTGGATAAGCTAGATGTTACGTATGATTACATCAAGTTTTCAGTTGTCATGGTTGTCAATATTGAATTAAGTGATGGAACACAGCATCGGTTTGACGCTTCGCACTTCTACGACGTGACAAGTGTATGGCATTGTGTAGATAGCGATAACTTATCTACAACACTGAAAGACAAAGCAACGCACGATGCGCGAGAGGGCAGAACATACATTTCCACGTCATATGGATTTATTGAGTTTGTCAAAGACGACGATATGCCAAAAGGAAAGTGTCAGGGCACGGTGACCACGCTTCCAGATGGTGTTAATAGCGATTTTGTGTACTTTGTTGTGCGCCACGGAGCATGGGATGGCAACCAAGACGCTGTCACTGCATGGGCAAAAGCAAAGGTAGAGGAAGTATACGTCAAGGCAAAATCCTTATTGAAATCAAAAGGGGATGCGTAATGAAGTTCTACGTACAACAAGATGTGTTTCGGAGTGTGCTGATGTCGGTATATCGTGCCGTTCCTAGCAAAAGCACACTACCGGTACTCTCAAACTTTCTGTTTGAGGCAAAAGATGGCAACGTGCAAGTGTCGGCTACCAATTTGGAGTTGAGTATTTCGCTGACGATGCCTGCAAAGGTAGATGAGGTGGGAAGCATCTGTATCCCTGCCAAGTTGTTGCTCGATCTTGTGAACAACTTGCCACCAAAGATGATTTACATTGAGGTGAGCGACGTGTCAGCCATCGTTACCTGTGAGAAGTCCAAAAGCACGCTAACCACAATGCCAGCAAGTGACTATCCAGATGTGCCAACCATCACCGATGCGCCATCGCATCAAATTGGCAACATTGTGCGCTTGATGGCAAAGGTTGCGTCGGCAGCGGCGTATGATGACTCACGACCGGTGTTGACGGCAGTGAACATGCAACTTGGCGACGATGCAATGATTGTGGCGGCAGACGGCTTTCGTCTTGCCAAGAACTCACTTCCAGCGTGGAATGGTGAGCCTATCAACTTGCTGATACCGGCCACCACCATCAACGAGGCAACTCGCGTGTTCGCAGACGACGACGAAATCAGTATGCAGATAGCCGAAAACCAAAACAGCATCACACTGTTTACCAAGACCAAGTGCATGGTTTCTCGGCTGATTGACGGAAAGTTTCCGGACGTTGGTCGGGTTATTCCCACTAACCACGAATCACTGTTTTCATTTGAGATTGCAGACTTCCAGAAAGCGGTCAAAATTGCATCATTGATGAATCCAGGGGGAGCGGTGCGATTAGACATCGGCAATGAAAGCACGATGTTGGTGTACAGCGGATCGCAACAAGGCACCGGCTCATCACGAATAGACGGTATGCACAGTGGCATGCATCACGACGTGGCAGTGAACGCAAAGTTCCTGCAAGATGCGTTGTCTACGCTTGCAAGCATCAGCACACACGCTATTCTCCACTCATCTAACGCAAATGCGCCCATCCTGTTTCGCCCACAGGGCAACGACACGTTCTTGTACATCATCATGCCAATAGCAGTGAGGTAGATATGCGCTATACGTTGCACCACGGCGATAATCGGGAAGTCCTACGCACAATGCCGGACAACAGCATTGACAGCATCGTCACCGATCCGCCGTATGAGCTCGGCTTCATGGGGAAGAAATGGGATAGCACTGGGATTGCCTATGACGCAACGCTGTGGGCGGAGTGCCTGCGAGTGCTCAAGCCGGGCGGGCACTTGATTGCATTCGGTGGCACTCGGACATATCACCGCATGACCTGCGCTATCGAGGATGCGGGCTTTGAGATACGTGACTGTATCCAGTGGATTTATGGCTCGGGATTCCCGAAATCACACAATCTTGACGGCGATTGGCACGGCTTTGGCACTGCGCTGAAACCAGCAGTTGAGCCCGCCGTCCTTGCACGGAAGCCACTGTCCGGCACGGTGGCGGACAATGTCATGACGTGGGGTGTCGGTGCGCTCAACATTGACGGGTGCAGGGTGCCATCAGATGATGGATTCGAGAAAGCATGGGATAAGCCAGTAAGAACAAATATTGCCAATGGTGGCGGTGCATTTGGCACTGGCGAATCTTCTAAGCGTGGGACAAAAGCAATAGACATCAGTGCAAACAAGCCCGTTGGAGGTCGCTGGCCCGCCAACGTCATTTTCGATGAGGAGGCGGCGCAGATGCTGGACGAGCAGAGTGGGCACAGTGTGAGCAAGGCAACACCACGAAATAATGGACAATTTAAGTCATTCAGCAAAGGATTTGATTACGCACATACAACGCACGGCCACTCCGACTCTGGCGGCGCCTCACGCTTTTTCTACGTTGCCAAGGCATCGCGGGCGGAGCGTGAGGCGGGGCTGGATGGCGACAGTGAACGTGCCAACCATCACCCCACCGTCAAACCCATCACGCTGATGCGCTACCTCATCCGCCTCGTCACGCCGCCGGGTGGTACGGTGCTTGACCCGTTCATGGGCTCGGGGTCGACGGGGTGCGCCGCCATGCTCGAGGCGATGCAGTTCATTGGCATTGAGCTCAACGCCGAGTACCTTGAGATTGCACGGCGGCGCATTGAGTTTAATGAATACACCGTGCGTGAAAAGAATCCGATGGGGTTATGATGTACACAAATCGCATTGTTGGACACGGAGAAGAAGCACCCGACCAGCTTCTTGCCAATCCGTATAACTTCCGAATCCACGGCAAGGCACAGCAGATGGCACTTCACTCGGTACTGTCTGACGTGGGTGTCGTGCAAAGCGTCATCGTCAATCGTGTCAGTGGGCACATCATTGACGGTCATCTGCGTGTGGCACTTGCGCTTCGCAACGACCAACCAATGGTGCCGGTGACGTATGTGGAGCTGTCGGAGAGTGAGGAAAAGACTATCCTTGCTACGTTTGACCCTATTAGCGCAATGGCATCCATTGACGAAGAAAAGCTCGCAGAATTGTTGCAGGAAGTTGAGGTCACGGATGGCTTGGAGCATGTCATTGAGGAATTGAAGATTGACGCTGGCATTGAGCCACCGCCGATTGACAATCCAGGGGTATTGCCATCGTTTGAGAAAACGTTTATTGTACTTATAGAGCTTGACTCGTATGAAGACTATCAAGATGTCAAGCTGGAGATGGAACGACGGGGATTTCGCGTGAAAGGGAATCAAAAATGACCGTTATTTCAACCAAGAAGACACCGGATCGCATCCGCAAAGTTCTTCAAGCACTTGAGCTTGGAGCAACGTATACGCTTGCCGCCAACGCATCAGGCATCGCTGAAACCACCTTGCGCAAGTGGATAAAAGAGGATGAGGATTTTGCCGATCTCTGTCGTGAGGCAGAGGGCAAAAGTGCGGTGCGGTGGCTCGCAAAGATTGAGCAAGCTGCAAGTGCTGGCGATTGGCACGCCGCCGCTTGGAAGTTAGAGCGACGTTTCCCACGGGATTACGGTAAGCGTATCGTTGAACACGAAGGGCAAGTGGACTATGTCATCGACCTCTCACTCGGACAAGCAAGTCATCAGGCACTCAACGATGACGGAGCCTCAACGCCGCTTCTGGGCGAGTGAAGCACGGTATCGACTGTTTGTAGGCGGTGTCGGCTCTGGAAAAACTAGGGCTGGCATCGTTGAGTGTTTTCGTCAACCAGCAAACTCTATCGGCATGGTCGTTGCGCCAACGTACACCATGCTTCGAGATGCGACGCTTCGCACGTTTCTTGACCTGTCACGACAGGCAAGCATCCTAGTCAACTTCAAGCAAAAAGAGATGATGGCGGAGTTGAAAGGCAACCGCACCATTTTGTTTCGGTCAGGCGACGATCCAGACCATCTCCGTGGCCCGAATCTTGGATGGTTTATGCTGGATGAGGCGGCGATGCTTGAGCAAGTGGTATGGCAGGTCATGATTGGTCGTCTACGTGAGCATCCAAGCCGTGGCTGGGCAGTGACTACGCCTCGAGGGAAAAATTGGCTTTACCGCACGTTCAACTCTGGAAAAAATTACGAAATCATCAAATCATCCAGCAAGGACAATCCCTATCTTCCCGAGGGATTCATTGAATCACTTCTTGACTCGTACACTGCTGAGTGGCAGGCACAAGAAGTGGAAGGTGAGTTTCTTGACCCGATGGGTGCGCTGTTTCGTCGGGATTGGTTTCGTATTGTGGCATCCGCTCCGGAGAATCTTCAGTGGGTACGATATTGGGATTTGGCAGCATCGGTAAAGACTACTGCCGACTTCACAGCGTCCGTTGCTATTGCAATGGATGACGATGGCAATTTATACTTGAAAGAGGGAATCCACCTCCGAGCGGAGTGGCCCGATGTGCAAAAGATTATGATACGCACGATGCTGGAAGAGGAGCACACCTTCCACTACATTGAAGAAGCCTTGCATGGTCTTGCGGCCATTCAAGAATTGATGCGTATCAAAGAGATTGCACATATTCACATTGGGGGAATCCGTGTCGTTAAGGATAAAGTGCAACGAGCTATGGCATGGGCAAGTAGGGCAGAACAGGGCAAAGTGCATATTGTCGCAGGATCGTGGATGAATGAGTTCTTGGATGAAGTCACCATGTTTCCAATGGGGCGACACGATGACTACGTTGACGCTGTATCTGGTGCAATGCCGATGCTTGGCAGTGGAGGAAAGTTACTACTATGGGGTTAAAGTCAATTCCGATAGAAGCGTTTCCGCCAAGCTATTGGCGAGTGCTTGAAGGGAAGCTTGATGAGTCTGGCCCAATCTCTGCAACACATGCGTACCGCAACGTACCGGTGATGCGATCTGCCATTGAGCTACGAGCGCACGCAGTCAGCAACTTGCCATACATCATCATGCAAGGCGACGAAGACGTTTCGTTTAAGCCGGAAATCGTAACGTTTATGCGAACGTTGCGTCCACTGCTTCGCAAGATTGAACTGAATCTCTGTTTGTTTGGCTCGGCGTATTTGCTTATTGAGCGCAACAAGTATGGTCTGAATGGGAAACTTCGCAGTATTCTGCCGCTCACTATCAACCCTATATACAATGAAACCGATGGCTTAATTGGATTTAAGCGTGTTATTGGCAACAAAGAGTACAAACTGTCTACCAAAGATGTTGTGTATTTTTGGATGGATAACGTAGAAGCAGAGGTCGGCCCTGGGCCAGCACCTGCCGAAACGGCATTGCGATCTGCAAGCACGTTGTACTTTCTTGACACATTCCTGCAAAACTTTTGGAGTCGTGGCGCAATTAAGGCTACGTTGCTCACCGTCAATGGCCCAACTCAACAGTCTGAAATGGACAAGTTGGAGAATTGGTGGAAACGGTTTATGTCAGGGGTAAAGAACTCTTGGAACACCGTAGCCATCCGTTCGGATGTCAAGCCGGTCGTGGTAGGCGACACACTTAAGGATACCGTCAATCCAGAACTCACCGAACAGTCACGCACAGACACATTGACGGCGTTTGGCGTGCCACACTCGTTGGTACTAAGCAACGCTGCCACCTATGCCACTGCCAACGTAGACCGCCTTGCGTTCTACGAAGACACGGTCGTGCCGCAGGCACAGATGATTTGCGATGCGCTCAATGAGCAACTGTTAGAGCGTGCCAATCTTCGCATTGTGCCACGGCCAGACAAGCTGGAAACCTATCAACGCAACGAGTTAGACAAAGCACAGGGCGTGATTCAGCTGACCGGCAGTCCTATTCTCACGGTCAACGAGGCGCGCGATATGATGGGCTATGGGCCAATCGACCAAGCCCCTATGAACATTGATGACAAGTTTGACCAACCAGAGGAAATCATCAACGCCACTGCGCCACGCATTGTTGATGAAACTCCCGAGCCGGTGTCCACCGTTCCAGAAAAGCTGACAAAGTCACTTGCAAGTACGGCTTCAATTGACCTCAATCGCTGGAAAGCAAAAGCCATTAAGAGCATTAAGTCAGGGCGATCTGCGGACGTGCGCTTTGAGTCTACAGACATTCCGTACACTGATAGCTGTCACTTAAAGCACTTGCTGTCAGAAGCAGATTGTACCGATGCGGTCAGCCACATTTTCAAGGCGTTCAAGTCTGCCCCAGGAGAATCGCTGACACCGGATGAGCAAGAACTGTATGACATTCTATCCAAAGCAATGACAAAGATTCGCCGTGATGCACAGCGACAAGGCGTATCGTTAAGCGTAGATGAGTTTGCAAAACGGCTTGGCCGTGAGGTTGCGGCAGCACTCAATCTGTCACTGACAAGTGTGTATCAGCAACTGATTGCCGAGGCTGTCCAAGCCACCGGTGTGGCAGTAGACCCATTAACGCTGACACTTCGGATTGCGCCGGAATGGGATACGTATGTAAATAACCGTGGCAAGCAAATTGAAGACACTACTCGCCGATACTTAATGGCTATTATCAACGGTGGCATCATCAGTAACGATGCGCTGTTTGATATTCCATTTGGCGACCGCCGAGCGGAGATTATTGCGGTCACCGAAATCACAAATGCTAAAGCAATGGTAATCATCCAGATTCAGGCGATCCTTGCAGAGCAAGGCATTCAGACACAACTAATATGGGTGACGGCGCAGGACGAACTTGTGTGTAGCAAGTGCCGACCGCTCAATGGACAACCGCAATCCGTATGGAACACCCCTCCCCCAGCGCATCCATACTGCCGATGTTCATTGCGATTGGAGGTTGTGTGAAGACGTACAAGGGAGTCATTCTTTCGCCGTTCTTGAAGAAGATGATTCGCAATCGTGGCGATGACTACGGTGTAAAGCTGGAACGACACACGACTGACCTGCTTCGAGTATTGGCTTCTCGAGGGCGCGACTACGTGTCGCAGTATCCAGCACAGCGACCGCTTAACCTTAAACGTCCACATTGGCGACGTGGTATCGGTATGGTGTACATCAAGAAGCGTGGCGGAATAAGTATCTACGAGCGGTCGCAAGTCTTGTTTGCGCGCTGGGCAATCTCACAATTTCCCACACAAGTAGTCTTGTACAACACGGCCACATACTCAGGATTGGTGCATCGGGAAGACATTCAGCGGTTTGCCCACATGGGGCTTTGGAGGACTGACGCAAACATGATTCAGCATCTTCGTAGAGAAATGCGTACCATCATACCTGGTGGCATTATGTCAGTAGTGAGGGCTTTATGACTGAAATACGTATTCGAGATGGAGTCATTGCCAATTTACCAAGTACATGGAATGTGCTTGCGTGGGATGCGACACGCAACAGTGATAATGCCATACTACAAAACAGTGTGCCAGAATATTATTCTATTTGGAGCGAGTGGAATCTGACGCAATCGTACAACATGATTAGCACTTGGGGGCAGTATGATGCCGATGCTTCACTGTCTACTACGTACTCGGCAAATCGAACGCTTGAATCTGGTGGCGTTACGTTGTATCCAAGTTTTTGGGCGAGTGTGTGGACATACAACGGAAATGATATTGTCGCTGTTAAAAACAACGAGTTGTTTGGCATGGTGGCACAAATGGATATTTGGCCAACAAATACCGGAGATGTTCGGCAGTTCCTTATATCTGTTGGCGCAAGAGGCAATGATAAACAGCCAACATGGGCAGCTGCTGGTCTTGCGTATTGGTACGACTCAAGCAACGACCATCACTATTTCGAGTGTCGTGTGGGCGAAATCGTAAAGCAAGTTAAAGTGAATGGTTTTAATAGCAAAACTCCGCACTTATATGTCATACGCAATCGTGACATCGGCAACGAGTTTGTGTTTTATATGGATAGCTTGGAGCTTGCCACCATATCTCATCCAAATTATCCAACCACGCTGTGGACGGCAAACAATCAAACCACGGTATATAACGGATGGTGGTATCAAAGTGAATACAACTACAAATACCTTACCGGAAATCCGGTAGATGAAACAGTTGCATATACTTTGTTTTATATACACACCGAGGATACCGCATATGATCATACAGAATTGGTATCACTTTGTCGCAATCGATATGGGATTGGCAATAGTCAACACACTGCGTCATCGTCAACAATTACACTTACAAACTTTGGGGTATTTGGAACGAGTACATTTAGTACCATATTTTTATAGGAGGATAACATGACTTGGAACACGCCAACAAACGTTTCAACGGGAAATGCACTCACCGCGCTACTATGGAACAATCTGCTTGGCACCAGCGGATCGCTTCAGTATGTGTACAACGAGCTGACTACGACACAGCTGAAACGATATGTGACGCTCTACAAAAGCACCAACACCGTGTTTGCCGCCGCTGGCACGACCAACATCGCATTTGACACGATTGTGACAAGCTACTCAGGACAACAACAAGATTTTCCAATCACTACACCGATAACAAACATTCCCATTCCAGCAAAGGGTATGTATCTTGCCACTTATCAACTACGCTCAACCGCTGCGGTAGTGGTTCGTACAAACTTTTTGTATCAAAATGGGGCAGATGCGCGATTTTTTGCAAATCATCAAACTCCTACGGTAAACGTACTGTTTACTGATATGTGTTTGTTTTATGCACCAGATAGTCTTGGCACGTTTACAGTAAGCACGCAGGTGTCAGCCGCTGCCACGATTACCGCTGTGGCACACTCTCCAACCGATGGAAGTCAGATTCTTACAATTACGAGGATTTGATGAGTAATACATGGAAAGCCCCTGCCTCGGCTCGAGAGGCAGCTCGTCGTGCGCTAGAAGTGCGCGCCAAAAAACCTCCAAGCCAGCGTGGCATGATTTCCACCGGCCTTGCACGGGCACGCCAACTGATTAACAACGATGACTTTACAGAGAATGACATTCGCACCATGTACGCATGGTTTCGTCGTCATGCCGTAGACAAAAAAGGCAGTACATGGGGAGAGAAAGGCAAAGGCTGGCAGGCGTGGCATGGATGGGGAGGTGATGCCGCTTTCTCATGGGTGTCACGATTGGTCAGGCAGTTTGACCGATCTACCAAAGCTATTTCCGTCAAACCGTATTATCGTAACGGTCAGCGTGTAGCTGGATACACAACCGCTCGCAGTAAGGAAAAACCGATTGCCACAAGCGGGCCAGAGGTCGTGCCAGAGCAAGTAAAGTTTCCTGCGTTATATCGCAAAGCTCGCCGTCTTGCTCGACAAAAGTACTCTAGCAAGTGGCCATCTGCTTATGCGTCTGCGTTTATGGTGGCAACCTATGAGCGTCTAGTTAAAGCCCGTGGTGGCGGAAAACCATATCGTACAACCAAATCTCTTGAAGTGAAAGCCACGACTGTGCTAATGTGTAATCAGGAGGAGATACAAGCAATGGAGTATCTTGCAAATATCTCTGAATGGTTTCGGGAGTAAATATGAACTACACTGACAAACAGATTGCGCTTGCCGATGCGCTGAACGAAATCGTTATTCGTTATGGAGCGTTTGAGGCTGGCGATGATGCAAACGGATGCGACTATCGTGATGGCGAGGAAAACGCTAACCACGGTGGCAAGTGCTGTGCCGAGTGCATATTTTTTCGTGGCGGTGGCTGTGCCATTGTAAATGGCGACATTGACGCAATGGGCATCTGTCGATATTGGATTATCACCGACCAATCTCTTGAAGAAGGAGAGTACGACGATGGCTTACGGGAAGAAGACGGGGAAGATGGACAAGATGGGCAAGCCAATGCCGAAGCCGAAGACCCCTACGAAGAAGAAATGAAGTCTGTTCTTACGACGGCTGAGCGCAACAAACTGAAAGATAGTGACTTTGTATTCCCTAGCGAACGCGCGTTTCCGATTGTAGATGGAAGCGACGTAGAAGATGCGGTTTCCTCGTGGGGCCGGTATCGTGGCAGTGAATCCTTTGACACGTTCAAGAAGCGTTTGATTGCGCTTGCCCGTCGCAAGGATCTAGAAGACAAGTTGCCAGAGGCATGGAAAGACGAAAAGAAATCGTTTGACTTTGCCATTAAGGCGATTGGCGATGGCATGTATCGTGGACTTGGAGTAGTGTTTGGTGGCAAAGACCTCACCAAAGATGAGTTTACCAAGCACACTGACTTGGGCCTTGAGCGATCTCCCGAAAACATTCCCGTGTTTTTTGAGCATGGGTTGGACGATTCGGGGATTGGCACTGCCGAACTGCGTAAACCGATTGGTCGAGTGGTGAAAGCAGAGCAAGACGATGTTGGTGTGTGGTTTGAGTTTCAACTCAATAAACGCTCCAAGTACGTTGAACGCATCAAGGATTTGATTCACTCGGGTGCGGTTGGTCTTTCAACCGGCGCACTCCCTCACGTGGTGGAAAGAGAAAACGGGCAACTCAAGCAGTGGTACATAGGTGAGTTAAGCATCACGACGCACCCTGCCGAGCCACGGACTCTTGTTCATACAACGCCAAAGGTGGAGGCTAAAGCAGATGATGAATCATCTGAGTCGCCACGACGGCCGATAGTAATCTTTCTAAAAAAGTAAGGTAAGGACATGCCTGACACTGTAACTCTTGACATGAATGAATTGGCATCACAGGTGGCTGGATCCATTAAGGCGGATGTCATCGCCAGCCTGTTGAATGACCCAATCGTTGCCAAGCACGGCGTGGTCACCCCTGATGGTGGCGTTGCCGACAAGGAAGTGAAGAACTTTGCCGACTACATGGCAGCCGTGATTCGTCGTGATGACAAGCGGTTGACCAGCGTATACGGCGTAAAAGCACAGGTGGAAAGCTCTGCTACAAGTGGTGGCTATCTGATTCCACCTGAGTATGGCGGTATGATTGAAGGGTTTGCTATTGAGGCTGGCTTGATTCGCCCAGGCGCAATGGTAATGTCGGTCAACAGCCCTGAGTTTAAGGCTCCACGCTACGACCAGACGATTGCTCCCGATGGTTCATCGGCCATGCTTGCTGGTGTGAAGTTGTTCTGGACGGCAGAAGCTGGGAACATTCAGTCAACCCAGGTTAAGTTTGACCAAATTGACTTGCGTGCTCACAAGTTGGCAGCGTACATCCAAATCACTAGCGAGTTGCTTGCTGATGCTCCGGCTTTGTCGGGGATGCTGATTCGTCAGTTTGGTCAAGCCAAAGCATGGTTTGAGGATTACAACTTCCTTAGCGGGAATGGCGTTGGAAAGCCGTTGGGCATCCTCAATGCACCTGCCACGTACTCGGTTACGCGCGACACCGCCACCGACTTTAAGTTGGCTGATGCCAAGAACATGATTGCCCGTATGCCAGCAAGTGCGCTTGGTCGTGCGGTATTTATCATGCACCAGAGCGTCATGCCCAAGCTGTATAGCATGGCTGAGAGCGGTAACTTTGTTACTTTCTTGCGTGACTTGCAGGGCCGTCCGGCAACGCAGTTGCTTGGTCACACTGTCTTGTTTACTGAGAAGCTTCCGGTGCTTGGCACGGCTGGCGACGTGTTGTTGGTTGACCGCAACGCATACTACATCATGGATCGACAAGACACCACCATCAGCACCAGCGATGCTCCGGCGTTCTTGACTGACCAGATGACGATGCGTATGACCAGCCGTCTTGATGGTCAGCCTGCATTGAACGACAAGATCACCCTTGCCGATGGTTCGTATCAGGTTTCGCCGTTTATCAAGTTGAGCTAGGAGTAAGGAAATGCCTCATTTCACCGAACGACTGTCTGAGGGTTTGGCAATCATCGCCACGATTGACCCTGCCTCACACAGCACTGCCCAGAACAGCGATGGTATTGACATGCGCTTGTTCCGGCGTGTTATCTTTGTGGTGGCCGCGGGTGCCATTGGCGCAAACACTCTTACGGCAGTTATCAAGGGTGGCAACGACAATAGCACGTTTGCGACCACGTTGACCGGCAAGACGTTTTCGTCGGGCGTGTTCAGCGGTAGCGTGGATAACAACACGCAGGGTATCATTGAAGTGACTGCCGAAGAGTGTGCCGCGCAGGACGTGCGCTACATTCGCATGGAAGCCACTCCAAGTGGTGCTGCCATCTTTGGCGTGGTAGCCCTTGCTGGTGTCGCTCGGTACGAGCCTGCAAGCGACTACGATTTGGCATCCGTCGCAGAGATTGTTGCATAAGAACAGACGAAGGGGGAAAGTGCTGTGAAGCTGTTTATTTTTATGCCACGGTTGCGTACCATTGGACGGACGCACGTTGCACTGTGGGAAGCTCGACAGACGTGGGGGAAGCCTCACATGTATGTGGAGTATCAACACGAACAACCGTCGAAAGATGGATACAC